GTTCACCTTAACTCACTTTAGTTTAAGTATGGTTTAGTTAACTCAACTTAGGTAAGTTTAACTCAACTAAGGTTAGTTAGGGTGAGTTAAGTATATGTTTGCCCTGCCCGAAACCGTATCCCCTCCGTAAGTCCTTGTTTTGCAAGGGGTTAGGACTGAAGTGAACTGGCTTCGAGCAGGAGTCAGGACTGGTCTTCCTGATTGAGCTTGGGGTCAAGCTGGCTCTGAGGTCCTGATTAGACCTGGATTCAAGCTGGCTCTGAGGTCCAGACCGACCCCCTCGCTTCGCTCGGGATCGGTCTCCTTGCCGAGCAAGACTGGTCTTCCTGATTGAGCTTGGGGTCAGGACCGGTCTTCGAGATCGGTCTCCTTGCCGAGCAAGACTGGTCTTCCTGATTGAACCTGGGTTCAGAACCGGTCTCCTGATTGAACCTGGGTTCAAGCTGGCTCTGAGGCCCAGACCGACCCCCTCGCTTCGCTCGGGATCGGTCTCTTGCCAAGCAAGGCTGGTCTCCTGGTTGAACCTTCAACCAATCTACCCTCACTGGGGGCTTTGGACTGTCGACTCTGTCTCCGGGTTTCGGACCTGTCTGTCCGTTGTCCACTCCGAGCACGCGGTCGACTGGTTGGGCCCACTGGCTGGGTGCGGACCCCACCACTTCCGCAACTGCAGGGGGCGGTACCGGGCCAGCGTCCTCTGTGGCTGCGTGGGCTTGCGCAGGCTGCACTTTGAGGGGTGGGTGGCTACCCTAGGACCTTTTCCGCCCGAAATCGTTTATACGCGATCCTGGAGCGTTACAGAGGGTGCCCCTGTTTGGGCCCATTCTAGGGCGGGTACACTCGCACTTTGGGGTAAGCATGACCATTCATGTCTGCCCTAAGTGTTCTGGTAGTACGGGTGGGGGCTTCGTAACTGCCAACCAAGTGCTGTGCAACACTTGCCGCAAGACGCACCGTCGATGCCCAGACTGCGGACGGATTCTGCGACAACGGAGCTTCTCAAACCTCGGCATCTACTGCACTACGTGCAGTAAGGTGAGAGAGAAGAGCTTGCGAAGACTTCGAGCTGAAGGGCGTGCCCGTAGCGGAGTTCAGACCCCCGTTCCAGGCTCCCCAACAAAGTACACTCGCACCCCCGGACAATCATGACCACGCCCACCCGTACCTGCCTCAAGTGCTCTGGAAGCACAGGCGGCGGCTTCGCAACCGCCAACCAAGTCCTGTGCAACATCTGCTCAACGACGCACCGTCGATGCTCGGATTGCAGACATGTTTTGCCCTTGCAGGACTTCAACAACCGCAGCGGTTACTGCCGTATGTGTAAGTCGGTCAGATCTACAAAGTCGCAAAGGGCTAAGGCGGGCAACTGTACCCAGTGCAACGGTCCTAAGTCCAGTGTTACCACTAGGTTATGTCAACGGTGCCACATCGGCAACTTACGCGAAAGTCGACGCCAAAAGATGGCCGCCAAGTCCAAAACACTCTCTGCCAAGACGATCAAGGCGGTTGAGACTGTCCTGAACGACCCCATGTTGGGCCTCCCCGCGGGCACCAAAGCCATCCTCAAGATGGTTGCGGCGAGGGCTACAGCGGCCGCAGACCGGGAGGCTTCCCCGTCGGATCAATCGCGTGCTAACGAGGACGTAGACCGGGCAGTCGCTGAGACCCCCGACTTGACTGCAACCACGACGGCTGAGGCTCAGGAGGCTTCCCCGTTGGATCAATCGCGTGCTCAAGGAACTGCTCCAGCTCCTTCTCCCACAACTCTGCCTTTCGACGTGCAAGAGCCTCATCAACTGATGCTCCCATTCGCTCCACCCAGTAGTTGACTGCGATGGCCAGGGAGTCCAGGCGGTCGTCGTGAATGAGCGACCCGCGATCCAGCGTGATGTGCGAAAGCTGGTACATTAGGCTGTACTTGAGGCGCTGTTCAACACCCAGCTCAGGGTGGTCGTCACGGACAAACGCCAGGTCCTTCTCGATCAGACGGCGGTCGACGATCAGGTGGTGGCGGTTGATGATTGGCTCGAGCGTCTCGATGATCCGACGCTCCTTCTGGACCGAGTGCTTGACCTCGGTCAGGGTGCAGGGGTAGATCTCCTTGAGGATCGGGGTGAAGATCTGAGCCCACATACCGTCCCCGAAGTTGGCCTCGTAGATGATCTCATTGACCTGGTAGTCCTTGGCCAACTGGGCGAGCTTGGTCAGGTTTTCAACGGCGTAGCCTCCACGGAGTCCACCGTTCGCCAGTAAAACCATGTTGTGGGCGCTCTTGCCGAGCACGGTGTAGCCCAGCTCGTCCTTGCCCCGGCCAGAGGGGTCGATGGCGAGCACCCTGCCGTCGTGGGCAACGGGCTTACCGATGCGCTCCAGGGGGCGGTAGTACCTGTCCCCCGAGAAGCCTACCGTCTCGATGTCCCAAGCCAGGGACTTGTCCGTGCTGTAGATGTACTTCTCGAAGCAGGTCGTGACGTCCAGGTCGTCCACGATCAGCTCGCTCAGCTTGAGGGGATAGCGATTGGAGTCACTGATCGACGTGTCGAGCATGAACTGCAGATTGAAGCCCGAGCGTCCATAGGACAGCTCACGCTCCTGCAGGTCGAGGTCGTCGAAGCGGTCGGGGTCGACAGGCTCACCTACCTCCAGCGGCAGCTCAGAGATGTACGGAGCCAGCTTGTTGCCGTATGCACGACGCTGCTTCTCGTTGGGCATCCGAGCAGGCCAGATGCGGATCGTGTAGCCACGGTCTCCGAGCACAGTGTAGATGGACTCCCCACTCTGTGGGGTTCCCAGGAAGCAGATGCGGGAGGTCTCTCCCGGCTTGAGGACGGCGTCGAACTCCTTGATCGACTCCAGGAGCTTCTCGCGCATCCCAGGAGTCCAGGAGTTGTTCGCCACCTCGATGTCGTCCGGGATGATCAGGTCAGCACGGCTACCCGTGATCTGACCAGTGATGCCCACAGACCGCACTGAGGGGGCGTGAGCAGGCGGTGCCCCGAACACGTCGAAGGCTACCTTGCTGCACCGCTGCTCACCCTGAGGGTACAGGTGGTTCAACCACGCGATCTCGGTCAGGAGGCGCAGGGTGAACGTCGTGAAGTCGTCAGCCCGCTGCTTGCTCGCGGACACGACCAGGATGTTCAACGCTGGATTCCAGTACAGGTTGAACACCACGAAGGCCGAAGCGATCCAGCTCTTGCCCACACCGCGGTACGCTTCGATCACTTGGCGCTTGGTCCCGTGCTGCATCGCATATGCAATGTCGTACTGGACGGGCGTGGGATCGGGCAATCCCAACTCCTTCCACACAAGGTAGAGGAAGTTGCGGAAGTCCTTGAGCTTCTCGTTCTGGACCACTACTTAGCGTGCTTCTCTGCAAAGTTCGTACTGTGCATCTGGACGTTCTCCCGGTCGAACGGGAGGATCTTGCCCAACGTCGCCAGGCTGCTGTCAGGGGTGATCGTGGCGTCGATGTTGTTGTCCTTGAGCAACTGGCGGGCGATGTTCAGGTCGGCACTGGTAGCCGTGCCTTCCGCGATCCGTCGGAGCAGCTCCTTGGTGAGAGCTTCCTGGATGTTGCTGAGCGTGTCTGCGACTTCTTTCTTACCCATTAGTGTTTCCCCATGATGAGGTTCGTGATCCAACTCGAGAAGGCTCCCGCGGCGATCCCAATGCCAATTAGCTTGGAGCGGTCCTGCTCGAGCGAGCCAATCCTACCATCGTGCTTTTCGTCGGTCTCCAGGAGCTTGTGCTGCTGAGCAGCCATTGCATCCAGCTTCCCTTCGATACGGCCGATGGCGACGAGTGCTTGGATCGTGTGGTCGTTCTTTTCGTCCATGATTAGCGTGCGGTCAAATCAACAATAGAGGGTGCGACACCGTACTTGGACGCCCGTGCTTGGCTGTCCAACTGCATCAGGGCCGCATTGAGAACCGGGCTCTCCTTCTTGAGTTGACGGAAGGCCCGTTGACGGTACTTGGAAAACAGAGCCCGCACCATGTAGACCCGCGGGGACTCAACCATGTCGGTCGAGTAGGCTGAGGCCTGCTGGTAGCGAGCAGAGGTCAGCAACTCCTGCATGGCCTCCTCGAGGTTGCGGCCGCCAATCCTGACTTCCCCGGCCAGCTCCTGGAAGCGGCCGTAAGCCGTGCGGTTGGGTCCGATGTCGATCTTCGTCAGGTCCAAGCCCTGCTGCATCTTGCTCGGAGCATTGAACGAGCGGCCCAAAGCCTCGAACTCCTTAGAGATGATGTCGTTCTTGACTGCCGTCGTGGCAATCGGGGACAGCACGTCAGGACCGAGCTGGTCAGCACGGAGGATGGGCTTACCGAACGCATCGCGGACGGGCTCATTGGTCGACAGGCCTGGGATGCGGTTGACCACAGAGTCAAGGATGCCATCCATGAAGTCCGCGTCCACACTGCGACGGGTGGGGTCGATCGTATTGGCAAGGGTGCCAACAGCCGATCCAAACGGCATCCAGCCGCCAGCCACCTGTTGCTTGGTCCACTTCTGGAACCGCGACGGGTCCTGCCCAGTGATCATTTCCAGGAAGGACTTGAAGCCCTGCAGGTAGCTCTTGTTGGTCAGGTTGTTAGTCGTGGAGAACCACAGAGCGTTCATCGCGTACGTCAGTTGATCCAGAGCTTCCTCGTCGTCGCGGGTGTACTGGGCAGCCATGAACAGGTCGGCCACCGACCCGAGCATCGTGCTCAGGGGGTCCAGGCGCGAGTACGAGAACCAAGTGTCCCCAACCCTCACCGAGTATGGCTGGTTGCCCGCGGCGATCCACGTGATGCGCTCCTCGCGGTTCTTGGGACCGTGGCCAGTGACGATACCGCCCATCGCCAGGGTGTAGCCCAGACCGATCATGGCGGCTCCAGTGGCAGCACGGCCCTTGGCGTCGGCCACGATTGCGGGGTCCCCGCTGGACAGGTCCTTGTACATACGGGAGTGATTGTTCTTCAACCAGTCCATGGTCTTGGCCGGGAAGCCGAGCTTCTCTCCCACCTTGACCATCGCCCCATGGGAGTTGGTGACCTCCCCAATCAGGTAGGAGATTGCCTGAGCAGGGGCCACCAGTCGGTCGCCCGCATAGAACAGCGCATTGATCGGCGTGCTCACGAACGGCAGGAACAGACGGGCAGGCGGGAAACGCTTGACCCCCGACTTGATCACTTCAGCGGCGTCGCCAAACATTCCACCCCGACTATCAGCCTGCAGAGTGACCTCCTTAGCCAGGAAGGTGGCACGGTCAGCGTGGTTGGTGAAGGTGGGGACAACGCCCTCCAGCTCATCCCACTTGGTCTTGCGATACGCCAGGGCCTTCCTCATCATGGCCTTGACGTCCTTGGGGTCGGTAGTCTTTGCAGCTTCCTGCCAGCCCTCCTGAATCAGGCGCTCGTTCGTCGCGAATTCGCCGTTGACGATGGCAATGTCCATGGCCTTCTGCATCTCAGCCGAGGCCGCGGTGCCGCTGATTCCCTGACGAGCAAGGCTGGCTTCCACGGCCGTCTTGAGCTGGGCACGATAGTTCAACTGCTTGAAGAACTCGTCGCCAGCCTGGATGCCCCGCAACGGGAACCCCAGAGCAGAAGTGGCAAAGTCGACGGGCTTTTCACCCACCTTGTTCGCCAGCTTTTGCAATGCCGGGATCGTTTTGCGGCTGATCGTCGGGGTCTGCAGGCCGTCGTAGCGGCGACCAAGACCAATCGGGCGGTTCTCCTTGAGGGCCGACTTGGCGATGTTCACCGACTCCGCGAAGCTGGTGATGTAGTGCTTGTAGAGCTTGAGGGCGTCCCCGAACCGACCACCCGCCGCTCGCTCCAGAGGAGCCAGGGCGGTCGTCAGGATGTTCGAGATCATCTGGACACCGATGATCGTCTGACTGGACGACACCAGGTTGTTGATGAAGTAGGTGTTGTGGATGTCCCAGAAGCCCACCTTCTTGGCGTCATTGGCAATCTTCACCAGGTTGGCCATCTTCATGTAGGACTTGCCTGCCAGGGGGCCCGTGTTGGCATCCAGGGTCTCGCTCAGCTTGACGATGAACTTGACCGCCTGCTCCTTGCCCCCCACGCCTTCGAGCATGGCCTTCTTGGTAGCAACGTCCACAGTGCCGCTGCGGATCTTCTCACGGACCTTCTCCAGACCCTTGTCCAGGCTCAGAGACACGCCCTTGGAGTCGACCGGCAGATTCAGGGCCTGCAGGTAGCGGCCACCTTCCGAGGCCGCTCCAGAGACAGCCTGAGCCAGGTTAGCCACTTCATCCACTTCGAGCAGGACGTCCAGGACGACCTCATCGGGGAGGTTCTCCGCTCCAACCTCATCCGCCATCTTGAACAGGTCATGCAGCTTGGGAGTCAGCTCAGCGTTAGCCTGCACCAGGCGAATACGGGCGACACCCAGCGTAACCTTCAACTCGGCCAGGCTGTCCGCACCTCGAATAAGTTCGACCGCCGTGTCGTAGAGGTTCTGGCCAGTCATGGCAGCGTGCTCGCCGATCATGCTCTCCAGTTGTGGGAAGCCCACCTTGTCCAGGGCGGTAATGCCCTGGTCGCGGAGGCGCTTTCCGAACCCGAACTCTTCGAGCAGACGGAAGACACCAACCTCTTCGGCGGCGTTCAGGTTCATCCGGTTGAGGTTGATCCCGCGGTGGTGGAGGAACAGGCTAACCAGCTCGTCCTCATTGAGGTCGCGAGGGTTGATGTTCAGCTCTTGCCACTCCTGCTCGCTCCGTTCATTGACGGCACGACGCAGATCAAGCAGGTCCTCGCTAGTGAGTGTACCTTTCTCAGAGCCCAGTTCGACCAGGCGCTTGGGCTTCCGAGGTTCACTCGGAGCTTCGGGTGCCTCCACCTTGGGCGGTTCGGGCGGCAGGAAGTCCTCAACCTTGTCTTCCATGGGAGGAAGTTCAGGCTCAGGCTCTTTCACAGGAGCGGGCTCCTCAACCGCTGCGGCCGCAGGAGGCGTGCTCGGGGGCCCATCGGGACCCTTAGTTTCGCTGTTCCCCCCGGCCTCCTGAGTAGAAACAGGGGCTTCCGTGGCCTCAGGAGGCGTGCTCGGGGGCTCATCGGGACCCTTAGTTTCGCTGTTCCCCCCGGCCTCCTGAGTAGAAACAGGGGCTTCCGTGGCCTCAGCCTTCGGGGTCTTAGCCTTCGCAGAGACCTCAGCACCCTCCTCAGCCTGGGCAGCGAGCAGGCGCTCTTCCGCCCGCTGGAGTTCGTCAAACTGACGACGAGCACGCCCGGCGAACGCATCCATGTCGGTATCGTTCAACTCACCCGCTTCGACCTTGGCCTGGATCTCCATGCCCTCTTCCATCAGGGCCTTCCGACGCTCAGCGATCGACTCAAGGGTGACCTTGGCCGAAGCCTCACGGCTCCGCTTGACCTGCAGGACAAGCTCAGGCTTGCTGTACTCCAGCTTGGCGAGCACGGCCTTCACGTCCTGCTCAGTGAGCTGGATGTCCGCGCCTGCCAGGGAGGACCCGCGGCCGCCCTTCGACATGCCCGCTCCAGCTTCCGTACGCTTAGCCTTGGCGACAACCTCACCGGGGCGGGGCTTCCGAGTAGGGAAATCACCAGCCTCACCAGCCTCAGCGACCAGCGCATCCAGGTAGGCGTAGACCTTGTCCTGGACTTCGCGGGGTTCGTTCTCGAGGAAGTCCTCCACGAACGACCAGCCAGAGGTCTCACCAAGCTGGAGGCGTGACAGGGCACGCTGGTTCATCTCTTCCTGCTTGTCCAGGCCAAGCCCAACAATGCTCTTGTCGGCCTCCGCCATATCGCTGAGCATCTCCTTGCGCCGCCTGGAAGACAGAGTAGCAGAGCCGCCACCATCGTCCTCACTGGCGTTGCGGATGAACGTCCTGCTACCGTCCTCGTCGACGATCACTTCACCGAGGGACAGCGATTCCCTGGACGGCTGAGAGGGGCCCTTGGCCTCACCAACCAGGAGTTCTTTAACAGCCTTCCGTTCAGCATCCAGGCGCGCCGTGAGCAGCTTCTCGGCGTCTTCCGTGACAGTCACACCCAGACGGCGGAGGTAATTCTCAACGGCCTCAGCCTTGGCACCGCGGTTGTTTATGGCGACAACCATGGCGTAGATCACGTTGGCACCAGGCGGGTCGTTGGGCACCTTCACGTCGACGGCGTTGTCGCCGCTGCCGTACTTGGGGTACTCCAGCGGAAAACCCGTAACGCGCTGCTGCCCATTGAGGGTGCGGGGGTAGGGGATGCTCGCAGCGAAGTCAGCACCGCGGAGACCCTGGCCATTGGCTTGCTCAGCGGCCTGGGAGATCGCGTCGAACTCTTCTTGGGTGACCTTGAAGGAGCGGGCGTAAGCCAGGTCCCCACGGCCCTTGAGGCGGGAGATCGAGGAGGCAGCTTGGCTCTTCCGACCGCCGAGGAAGTCCCCAACAATCGTGTCCAGATTCTTGCCGCCAAAGCGGGACCGCATCATGGACACGAAGTCCGAGAAGACCTCACGGATGCGGAGTAGGGTGTTCTTGATGCCGCCCCCCTGCATCGCCTTGAGCTTGGCCAGGCGGGACTCGGTCAGGTCAGTGGCGTTGGTGGCGAACCACTCGGCCGGGGAGATGAACTCATACTCGCCAGCTTCGACGATCTCGTCAATCGCGTCCTCGGTCTGAGCAGGGGTCATTGCCGCCTTCAATTGCTCGAAGCGACGAACCGCCCCAGGAGAGTTCTCAAAGTGAGCCTTCCTGGCTTCGACGAACTGGGTCGTGATCTTCTTGGACTCAGCCGGGGTGAGGCGTCCTTCCAAGCTGTGCCAGACTTCGTGCATCAGGTCCTTGCGGATCCTCCCGAGCTGGAAGCTCTCGCTGAGCAGGCTGATGGTCTTGTAGCGGTAGTCGAAGTTGGAGGCACCAGGAGTGGTGGGCTCGAAGCGAACAGAGATGTCGTCAAACAGCTTCGGTC